AGTTGCAACTATCTCGATTTCCCAATACCATTTCCCCGCTGATAAGGCGACAGTTCCACAGTTCCATCCGTATGCTCCTGCATTAGTTACAAACTTCAGATTTGCAAGTGAAAATGTACTATACCTAACTCCACCACCTGCTCCTGCCAAAGGATTAAAAGTACAAAAATTATTAAGGGGGGTGTCCGTGCTTTGGTTTACTGCGGTCAGCGCAGTTTCTGTAAAATTTCCTATCCCTGAGGTATCAGTTCCTAATTCCGCAGAATCCTTAAACTGAAGATAATAACCTAGATTACCCACGTCTATACCGGTGATGTCGATCGGCTTCCACATATTTGGTGAATCGGAATCGAATTCCCCGAAACTATCTGCATTCAATGCTTGTCCATCAACACATATAATTTCTGCATAATAACCGCTATACCACGCAGTTGAAGGATAATATCCAATCGGAACATTCACTGAAGGTTTGCACAATTGACTGACAACATTTTGAGCTGGATAAACTGGTGTATTGAACTCCGTTTCCTGAACTCCATTAACAAACAGTTTGACGGATGTAGAATCTGGAGTCGCTGGAGTGCTGTCGTATGAAAACACAAAGTGATACCAGGCCGTGGGGTCTTCAAACTCTCTACGTGTTATAAGAGATGTATTCGTTGAACCATCGTGATTTTGCCATTGGAAGTGACCTGCTGACGGAAAATACATTTGACTATATGGACTAGAGCCACCATTGGTGTACTGAAAAAATTGATTAGTGCCAGTAGAATTGGGCAGAGTCCTTTTAGCCCAGAAACTTAAAGTAGATTTAGTACCGAGAGTAACAGCTGTGGATGGATTTGTTCTTACAAGTCCTTGACTGGTGCCATTAAACCAGCACGAATTAGTTATGATTTCACCTGCCGCTGTTGCTGATTGTGCTCCTATAATTAGAGACATTAAACCGCCTCTGGAAATTCACCCAAGGGTCTTACACGTGGCTCCTCATTATTATAAACATATAACGCCGCAAGTTCATCAACTGTTGAACAGGCATCTATTTTAGTTTCCATATCGTTTGATGCAGTTCTGACAGCTGCCCTATAAGTTGTCATCTCCGATGGAACAGAATAACTGTCCACTTCGGTCGCCTTAATAACGTGCCAATCTGTAGCGGTTAATAGGTGGCTAGCTTGTTGTTTTATAATTTTTTTCTTTCGAGTTTTTAATCCTGGTGTAACTATATCATTAACAGTTGTATCTGCTAGTTCTCTTGCTGTAGCATTTCCAAAGGAAGCTGTAACTTTTCCACCTGCAAAGTTTAAAGACTGATCAGTGTTGTTATAATATTCACCCTCTTTCTTGTTTGAATTATCATAAACTACTTCATAGATGCCGATCGCTTCTCTCTCAGGTTGTGACCATAAATTATAAATAGCACGAGGATATTGCTTTTCACCAATAGTAATTCCTTTATTACTATTTACTGTTTTTGTTACTGAATCGTTTTCTACTAATACAAACATATTATGCTACCGTTAAGGCTAAAGTAGATCCTACTTGTAGCCATTTTGAGTTATGATATCTGAATACGAATAAATCCGCAAGATCACCCGTAGCTGTTAAAGTTGGGGCAGTTTCTGAAGGGAATTCGAACACGGCATTCCACGTTAAAGTATTCGTTCCTCCAGCATCTTGAATAATTAATAAAGAAATAAATTGACCTGCTTGACCATTAGTTGGTGCTGCTAAAATTCTATTGTCTGTTAGTGTAACCTTAGTTATAGGCTTATCTTGTGCGTCCCAAGTGATGGTCGCTGCATCTGTCAGAGTTGTTTCTGGGTTAAAAGCAGCATCATTAAAGACTACGCCTCCAGTCCCGTTAGTGGTAAAGGCAATATTGCCATTTGCAGCGTCTGTGATTGTAATATCTCCCGAATTAGTTCCTGCGTTGGTATTTAAAGTCAAATCGTATGCACCACTCGAAGTAAGAACTCCTGATGCTGCGCCGTCTCCTACTGTCAGGGCTGTTGAAGTAACGGGCCCTAAATCTGCCATTACATCTAGCATCGTACTACCATCAGAATAAACAATAGTTTTAGCGCCCTGTGTTAAAGCTACCCCTGTTCCTGTAGTGGGACCAAACGTTAAAGTATAGGAACCACTTGTGTTATTAAAAACTGTGAATGAGTTTTCAACATCACCAGAAAATACATTAATATTTCCAGTTAAAGCTCCAAAAAATTCTATTGTACGATTGTGTACTTCGTCGTCTGTGGTTGAGTCGTCTGTGTTAAGTGTAGCGTTATTAGAAGTTAGTGTAACGTTCGCACTTCCTGCGACATTAACATTAGCCCAACCATCTATTCCTGCGTCTAATCTATTAAATGTGTAATTAACTAGATCGCCCCATGTACCTGAGTTTTCACCCGAGGTTTGTCTCTCTAGTTTTAATCTTGATGTGTAACTTGATGGCATAATTTAATCCTTATAATACAATTTTATTCTATTGAACAGTGGTAATATCAGTCCATGTATCTGCCGTTCCTGTGTCTATTTTACCCCATGGAACAATGGTTTGTACAGTAATATTTAAATCCATTCCCGTAATTAGTATATTGTTTTCTGTGGAAATATCTACATTAGTTACTGCTGAAGCCAGACTTTCTCCAGTTATCGTTATTCCATGTCCCTCTGCTATGGTAACGTTGCCTAAAGTACCAGTTAAAGCTTCACCCGTAATAGCGATATTTTGCCCACTTGATATGGAGATAGCACCTAAACCAGAAGCTAAAGCTTCACCCGTAATAGTAATATGAGCAGCTGATCCTGTAGTAACATTTCCAATAGCTGTATTTGCTTGTGAACCTGTAACTGTAAAATATGCTCCTCCGACAATCGTAACATTAGATACTGCACCAGTTAGAGCTTGACCTGTTATATCGATAATATTCTGACTGGTTGTAGTAACATTACCTAGATTAAGAGTAAGGTCCTCGCCAGTGATAACCGCGCCAGCTCCTGCGCCTATCGTTATACTACCTAGATTAGATGTTAATTCTTGACCTGTGATTGAAAAGAGATTTCCTGTTCCTGCAATAACAGTTCCGATATAAGTGTTCCATTCTCCAGAACTCCATTCATTTCTACCCCAACCGACACCCCAATTGAGATCAGATGCAATAGAACTACCAGTTGCTGATACTATTGATCCAGTTCCCTCAATAATTGAAACATTCGCTAAAGAAGTAGTAAGAAGTCCTGCACTCGTGACTGGAATGGCACCCTGAAAAGTATTCCATGGACCTGTATTCCATTCACTTCTGCCCCAGCCTTTATTTAGTTCTCCAGTAACAGTAGCAGTTCCTAAAGATGATGTTAAATCAATTCCAGTAATTACAGCACCTGAAACTGAATTACTCCAGGTACCTAAATTCCACTGCCCTTGACTCCACGTGCTTGCCATAAGGAGCTACCTCCCTATGTTATACGGATCAGCGCAGTTGAAGCATTGGCATTTGGAAACTGAATCTCGAATGTACCGTTCGTTGATGTCTTAACTTCTCCAAAATCCAAAACAGCAATAGCTGCATTAGAAAATGAACCATTATAAATCACCGCAGCTTGAGCTGAGATTGTCGCATTAGCCCATGAGACATTATCAGCATCAAAAATAGCAGTACTTCCATCAAGCGTTACAGCCATACCTGTCATTGCTTCGCCACCTGCTGTGTAGTTAGTTCCAGTAACTTCATTTGCAGTTGCATATGCTGTTGTAGAAGCACTCAATGTTGCCGTGTTATCAAAGAGAGCTACTTTTAAACTATTAGCTTCCAGATTAGCAGTGGTATCCATCAAGTCTTCTTTAAAGACGTTGCAAAGTGCTTGTGTGATCGCCATTTTATTGTCCTCCTGTTAAAGTATTCTCACCAAGAGGACTGCCAGGAAAAGTATAATCCGTTCTTCTTCTTCTTCGAGCTTGATTATTAATCGTAACAACCGCTTCGGTGTATTTTTTGTTGTATATAGTATAGTCTTCTATGTTCTTTGTAAAGAGGTTTGCTTCAGAAAGACAACCAAAAAGTAAACCATAAGGAGCGTTATTCGAATACCAATTAGTTGTTACATTAGAAGATAAACCAGCAATATTAGAAGTATATCCTAATTGACACGTATATCCACTATCAGGTGTGGGAGCTATTAATAGAACATCGTCTGTAAAATTGGCAAAATATTTAGGTACCCCTGTAATTGAGACATTAGGCCAGTATTCTTGTAAGTATTCTGTAGGTTTAATCTGTAAAAAACTTTTCTCATTATCGACTATTACATTTAAATAATTAATTAATTTAGTACTTGTAGGAATATTTAAATAGGGATCGTTGGCAGTAAAGGCAGAAGCTTGTTGAGATTCAAAACCTATAGGATCAACTTCTCTCGATAATCTAAATTCTGTTGCTGCTATAAAATTTGGAATCTGAGCGACGAAATCAGTTCCCGTATTCTCCATCCAGGTTTGAATATCACTTGTTAGACTTGTGTATGTCATCGCCATTTTTCTTTTCCTTTTTTAAACCGTGCCCTTTTAATTTATGTTTATCCTTTTCAGCCACATTAAATTTTGACCAAACATTTCCTCTAAATGCATATGTTCCATAATGAGATAACGGGCTCATTAAATCAGCATAAATCTTTCCTTTAACTTTTTGCCAAAGTCGACAAAAAGCATAGTCCTCACTTAAATATCTATTACTTTTTTCATCAATAATACAGTCAAAAAATGCATAGCAATTCTTTGATTTAAAGGGTTGACCATTGATAATCTGATCTGTCGTGTACTTGAGATAAGGAAAAGCTTTTATTAATTTAAAAAAGACTTCTTTTTTAATCAACATAAAGCCAGTAGCGGAGTCTAAAACTTCTACAAATCCTTTATCCATTTGAATACTTCCAGGATTAGCGAAATTAACATTATAGCCCAGAGCTTTTTGCTCCAACATCTCAAAATCTCCTTTCTTACAGTTTGCTTCAATACTTTTCCAGTCTATACTTTTTCGAGGATATACCCCCGTAACTATGTCCTTATCATAGTCCACCATTCTCTTAACACCTTCTGCTGTAAAACCTATATCAGCGTCTATGAACATTAAATGAGTATGCGCCTCTGGTTCTTTTTCACATAAATCTAAAAATTGAGCAACGAGGGTATTTCTCGCCCGAGTGATAAGACTTTCGTTTCCCATCGTGTTTATATAGAGCTTCCAATCTTTTTGCTGAGCGAAAAGAGCTGATAGTTTTAATATTCCATGAAAATAACCTTCACACAATAGACCACCGTATGCGGGAGTTGATACTGTAACGCCGATTTTTTTATGTTTTGGAATATCTTTAGATTCACTATCACTCATGTGATAACGATAGTAACACTTCCTAAGCCAGATGTTAACAAATTTGTTGTAACTATACCAAGACCATTATATTGTGAGGGAATTGTCGGTGGGAAAATAGGTTCAATCTGATCAGGTACACCTCCCGTATGGGATAGGTTCGCTTGTGGTCTAGCATTTTGTAAAGCTACTGCATCTGTGAAATATGTTAAAGATAATTGAGGTTGTTTAGCTTCCCACTCTGAGTCATGGACAAAAGATCCAGTCCATTCAAATCTCATTTCATTATAAGGAAAAGCTAATCCACTTCGATCAGAGATCGCCAATCCAAATGTTCCTGGAGCCCACTTCTTAAATGCAGCTCTCTTAGGTCTCTTTCCCTGTCCTGGTAAATTAGACATAATATTTAACCTAACCCGTTATAATATGAAGTCGATGGAATAATCCTAGTTGAAGGACTATCATCACCAGCTATAAGTCTTTCGAAAGCTGCTTCATAATCTAATTTTAATTCCGCACGTCTATTAATATCAATATTAGGTCTTTTTTGAGATAAAAAGAAAGTTAGTCCCGAGCACATACACTCGATCGCACGCGAGGGAACATCTGTATTTTGTTCTACTCCAGCAACAGTACTTGCTGTAATGTCCATAATTCTTCGAATCCTCCAATAATTCACAACATCTGTGGAATCATCTGGAGCTGGATATAAATAAATCTTAGGTGTTGATGTTCTCTGAAGATAGAACTGAGTAGGTCTTGACTCTGTCGCTTTATTCTGAATCGCTGAATAATCACCGAGTCCTAATCTTGACATCGCATAATATAATCCATTACTTTCTTTAATATTAGCATTAATTATATCTATTGTGTCTGATGGAAGATCATATGAGATTGTGCTCTTAACTATTGTTAAATCCTTTTCTTCGACAGTCCATTGATTATAACCACGATTAGCCCAATCACTAAACATAATATTTAAGCTACGTCTAGCAGATCGTACATCATAACCTAGAATTGGATCTCCTCCAATTCGATCATATGCTTCTTGTATTACGTCATTTACCGTTAAAGCAAATGTCGCTTGATCTGATAAAGCCATTTTTGATTATCCCCAAAATGCTGTAATTGCAGTAACATTTGTCATTGTCGCAGTACAATTGGTTGCAAATCTTATTCCTGCTTCAGGAAACGAAATCCATATTTGACCACTATCAACACCAGCTGGTGTATCCATCGTTAATAGATTAGTTCCTCCATCGTCAAAAACGACTGTTCCTGCCGTAGCTGCTGGAAGTGCAACCATTCCAAAAAGTCTAATGGGTCCTGCAGAAATTGCTCCAGTTGATGTTAGTCTTACTGCTGTAATATTTGATCCTGCCATAATATTCTCCTATGTATATCTTACTAAGTTCGTTAATCTTTTTTCAAGATCAACCGCCCTTTGCATTGGGCTAGTATATCCTGTTATTTGGGCGAGTAAAGCTTTTTGATTCTCCTTTTGTTGAAGGTCGCTTAAAGCGCCTGTACCTGAATAAGGATCTGCTACATCCTCTTCCCACTCAGGGACATCAAGCGGTACACCTGTTGTGAACTCCTCGAAAGTATTAATAACTTCTTTAATTCCTTCTAATTTCTTCTGAAGCTCTTTATCAGCTTCTTCTTCTTCTAATTTACCTTTTTCTATAAGCTCCTTAGCTTTAATAACAGCCGCTGCGTCACGTTCAGCTTCTCCTTCTGTATCAAGTTCGTCTACTTCACCAACCTCTATATCTAATTCTTTCTCTGTTTTTTCTTTATCAGCTAATTTTTTTGATCTTTCTAAATATTCCGTATCCTTTTCGTCTTTATCGTCATCTTTTTTAACTAGATCAGAAGCTTTCTTTAGCCATTCGCTTCCTTTCTTTTGAAACCATTCACTAAATGCATTCTCTGCCATAACTTATAAAACCTCTAATTTACTAAAAAATAAATAGCAATAATTACTACTACTATAATAGTAGATATCTTTGGATTAGCTTTTACTAATGCCCAAAGTTGTTTTACTTTTTCCATAAATTCCTCCGTTATGAGAGGGCCCGAAGGCCCTCACAAAATTTATTTATTAACCTAAGTTAATGTTTTGTTGATACAGAATAGTAATTCTACACTCACCAGAACTTGTTGCATCTGAATTAGACACATTTATTCTGACATCAGTAGTTCCAACATCTTCCCAAGCACGAGTT